CAGAACCCGCGCCTACGAAATGGGCGTGTACGCCGAGGAAGTGCTCGCGGTGTACGCCCCCTTCGCGTTTGGCGTGCTCAATAACATCGGCAACGGTTAAGCGCCAAGCCGCGCATATGGCAACAGGCCGCACCTCGCACGTGTGGCCTTTTTCTTTCTGTGAGGTGACGTGATGGCACTTATCCGCATGCGGGCCCCCCAATGGCTGCAAACCCTTTCGATTAACGGCGAAATCGTCGAAATCAAAAAGGGCTTCGCTGAAATCGAAGAGGCATTCGTCGAGCACGCGAAGGCGCACGGCCTGACGCTGCACGATGAGAACGCACTCAATCCGACTTGGACCGAGGGCATTAAGAAAGAGTGAGGCTCGATCATGGCCGCGAACGATCTAACGACCCTCGCCAACGTCAAACAATGGCTCAAAATCACGACGACGAACGACGATGCCTTGCTGTCGATCCTCATCACGGCGGCGAGCCAGTACATCGAGACATTTTGCGACCGCGACTTTGTGCAAAAGCAATATGCCGAAGTGCGCGACGGCAAGGGCACGCACTCGATGCAGTTTGCGAACTATCCGGTTTCGAGCGTGCAAGGGGTCATGCTCGGCTCGCTCGCCATCCCCCCGGCCCCGGCGATCGGCGACCCCGATTGGCCGGGCGTCGGCTACACATTCACGCCCACGCTCATCACGCTACGCGGTTATCTGTTTTGGGCCGACGTGGCGAACGTGTATCTGCAATACACGGCCGGTTACGCGACGATACCGGCCGACCTCGTGCAGTGCGCAAACGAACTCGTCGGCCTGCGTTACCGGCAACGCGACCATATCGGCCTGACGGGCGCAACGGGCGTCGGGGGCCAGCATATCGGCTACGACAATTCAGCCTTGTCCCCGGCTCAAGCGGCGATTCTTGAGCAGTACCGTAGACGGGTGCCGCTGTGATGTTCGAAACGCAGGTGCGGGGCGATCAAGCCTTAATCGCCCACTTCCGCGCGATGCCCGACAAGCTGCGCGACGCGCTGCGCGAGGCGATCTATGACGACCTGATCAAGCTACAGCGCTACATCGTCACGCAAAAACTCGCGGGGCAAGTGCTCAAACGTCCCACGGGCACGCTCGCCGCCTCGATCACGCCCGGCCCGATCCTCGAAGAGGCTAATTCGATCACCGGGACCATCGGCGCGAATACGCCCTATGCGCGCATCCTCGAATACGGCGGCACGATTCGGCACCCTGGCGGCACCGCCTACCTACCCGAGCGCGACGGCTCGACCCGCTTTATCTCAAACGCCGCCGCCGCAGGCCGCAACCTGCCGCGCACGCGCGCACACGCGATCCCGGTCCCGGCGCATCCCTACATGCGCGCGGGCCTCGCCGATATGCGGCAAACGATCCTAGACGACCTACAGCGGGCCGCGCAGCGCGCGGTGAGGGATTGACATGGCTATTTCCCGCGAACCGATCTATGCGGCTCTATTCGCGCTCGTGCAAGCGGCAGTCGCACCACACGCGCAAACCATCGCGCGGCGGTTCTCGCTTGCCTCGGAAGTGTCGCCCGTCGAGCAACCGGCCGTTTTCCAAGTGCAGAAAGCCGAGCGCGTGCAGCACGAACGGCGGGGCCTGCCCGCGAAGTATTGGCTATCGGTCGATCTCGTCGTGTACGTGCAGGCGGGCGACTCGGCCGCGATCCCGGCGCAAGCGCTTAACGCAATTCTCGACGCCATCGATGCGGCGCTCGCGCCGAGTGCTGGCGACCCGATGAATAACCAAACGCTCGGCGGGCTCGTCGAGCACGCATGGATTGAAGGCGAGGCCTTGATCGTCGAGGGCACTTTGCAAGAGCAGTCGGTCGCAATCGTGCCCATTCAAATGTATGTGACCGGCTGATAACCCCCTACGGAGTGACGACTATGCAGACCCTATTCGGTGCGGGTGCCATGTGGGGCACGCCGCTTACTGACTCGCAAGGCAACGCCGTTGCGAACCCCACGCCCGTGCGTTTCGGCATCGCACAAGAAATCTCAATCGACATTGACTTTTCGACGAAGGAACTGTACGGCACGCTTCAGTTTCCGGTGCAGATCGGCCGGGGCACCGCGAAGATTAGCGGCAGCATCAAGAACGCACAGATCAACGGACGCGCGTGGGCGTCGCTCTTTTTCGGTCAGGCGTTGATTACCGGCATTTTTGCCGACTTTCTCGATACCACGGGCGAACTCATTCCGGGAACCGGGCCCTACACGATCACGCCCGCGCCGCCGAGTTCGGGCACTTGGTCGGCCGACCTTGGCGTGCTCGATTCGAACGCAAACCCTATGCAAGTCGTTGCGAGCGCTCCGGCTTCGGGGCAATACAGTGTAAGCGCTGGCGTGTACACGTTCGCCGCCGCCGATTCGGGCAAAAAGGTGTTCATCAATTACCAGTACACGGCAGCGAGCACGAGCGCGCCGACGCAAACAATCACGTCTCAACCGCTCGGGTACACGCCGACGTTCTCGCTCGACGTTTACTTGCCCTATAACGGTTCGTCGGTCACAGCGCACCTCTTTCAGTGCGTGGCCTCGAAGCTCGCGATTCAGACGAAGCTCGACGACTTCGTTGTGCCCACGATGGACTACAGCGCATTCGCGGACACGCAAAACCGCGTGATGCAAATCGGCACAAGCCAATAACGGAGAACCCCCACATGGCCGACCTCATCAAAGGCGCGAGCGTCACGCTCGGCGCAAACACGTACGTCATTCCGCCGCTCAATTTCCGGCTCCTACAGGACCTCGCCGAGAAAATCGCGATCGTGAACAAGGGCGGCTCGTTCGTGGCCGACCCCGACGTGCGCAATGCGTTCATCGACGTGATTTGCGCGAGCTTGCAGCGCAATTACCCGGACCTGACACGCGAGCAAGTTATCGACATGCTCGACGTGAGCAACGCCCAAAAGGCGATGCTCGCACTGCTCGGTGTCTCGGGCTTCGAGGCGAGCGCAAGCGCTAGCGGTGAGGGTACGGCCTTGGGGGAATCGACTGGCACGGCATCTACAACGACCTAATGCTCGCGTTCGGTTGGACGTGGGAATACGTCGATGAGTGTATGACCGTGCCGCGCTTCAATGCGATCCAAAAAGCGTGGGATAACGCGCCGCCCGTGCATATGCTCGTCGCGGGCTTTTTCGGTATCAAGCGGCGCGGCCCGAACCACGATCAAGAGTCGATCATTGCGTCTTTAATCGCATCACCGCCCGAGGGGGTCGTCGTAAATGGCCGATAACGTCGAGGTATCAATTCGCGCCGATGCAAGCCAAGCAAGTGCAGAAATGAATCAGTTCGCCGACGCGGCGAACGATTCGACGGCCGAGGTCAAGAGCGCTTTATCGGAGCTATCCGAGCGCGCGGCCGAAACGGCGAAGCGCTTCGGCGAAAGCATGCTCGAAATGGGCGAGCGCGCACGCGAGGCGGGCACTGAAACCAAAGAGCACCTAGAGGGCATCGAGAAAGCACTCGCAGGTATCAATAAGGCTTTTCTACTGGTGGGCGAGGTCGCGACGCTTGGTGTCATTGGCGAGGAAATCGGCGAACTCGGCCGCAAGTTCGCCGAGTACGGCGAACAGCTTGAAAGCGCATCGGCGCGCACTGGCATGACTTCGGAGCGCTTGCAGGAACTAGGCTTTGCGGCGCAAATGTCGGGGGTCAGTCAAGAGGCGATGAACGCTTCGATGCTTCACCTATCGCGGGCTATGACTGAGGCCGAGGGCGGCTCTAAGCCGATGATTGCGGCTTTCCAGTCGATCGGCCTTAGCGCGGGTCAGCTAAAAAGCATGAACGTAGGGCAAGCGCTCGAATCGATTGCTACAGCCTTCGCTGGTACTTCGAACAGTGCAGGGCAAGCGGCGATAAAAACCGGCATTGCTATGCAATTGCTCGGGCGCAGCGGTGGCGAGCTTGTACCGATGCTTGATAAGGGCGCGGCGAGTATTGCCGAACTTAGCGAAAAAGCCCACGACCTCGGCACGGTCATGAGTGAC